TAATCAGTCATCCCAGGCACCGAATATGCAGGTTGTGAACGTTGCACAGCCGCAGAACCAGCAGCTTGCTGATAGCACTCAGCAGGCAATGCCTATCCTTAATGATGATGTTGCAGCTAAGATTCAGCAGGCCATTGATAGCGAGGCTATGCAGCTTTCCGGCGTGACAGCGGAGGAAATAGCGGGTTTCAAGTACCTTGACGATGATGATAAACGCAAGCAGACATGGGAAACCGCCCGCCGTATGGCTCAGAACAATGTCATGCAGAAGATCGCCATGGCACGTCAGCAGCAGATGGAGCAGAGCCGCCGTGTGATTGCACAGCATAATCAGGCGGTACTGGACTATAACTCTTTCGCCCAGAAGGAGTTCAAGGACCCTGAGTACAAGAACATCATGCAGTATGCGACCAATGAATACTTCGAGAAGGAGACAGGGCAGACGGAGCAGGGCGTGATTGCGGCAGCCTACTCACGTATCGAGCACAATACAGCCTCGCCGCAGGATATTGCCCTGATTAAGCGGTATTACACCGATGCCAAGAACTCCTATATGGCCAGGTATGGCAAGAGCAACAGCAACAAGAACAACAACGTATTGAGTAAAGTAAAGCAGGGAAAGGCATTTCCGCGTTCCTCAACCATTGATGGGGCCGGTACTGATACCGGCGGCGTTACGATTGAAACACTGTCCAAAATGCTTGAGGATAAGCCGTTTGATGAGATACCAAAGGAGTACCAGGAGATGCTTTTAGGCTACTGATAGCCGCCTGCTGTTCGTATCATGAAAGGAATGATATTAAATGGCATTGACTACAATTCCTAAGGAATTAGTCCTGAAAGCGTGGGCAAAGAATTGCTGGGAGGCAGGCCTCCGCAAGTGTTTTTTTCAGCGCTTTACAGGCAATAGCTCCGACAACATCGTACAGATTAAGACCGACCTGCAGAAGGGCCGGGGCGACAGCATCAATATTCCATTGCTGCTGCCGCTGAAGGGGACAGGCATTAGCGGTGATAATATGCTGGAAGGCAACGAGGAAGCAATGATTTACCGCTCCTTCGATGTCAGCATAGACCAGGTTCGTAATGCAGTCCGCCTGACCGGCCGCTTCGAGGAGCAGAAGACTCAGCAGAATATGCGGGAGGATGCCCGCACCAACCTGTCCAACTGGCTGGCAGACACCATTGACAAGAAGATTTTCAAGGTGCTCAGCACATCCCCGTCTGCTGACAGGGTGGTTTATGCCGGTTCCGCTAACTCCGAGAATACCATCGGTGCAGCTGATGTATTCAGCACCGACATTATTGGCGAGGCAAAGCGGCTGGCTACGGCTGATGAAGACACCGCTGTGCGTCCTATTCGTATCAATGGTGCAGACCGCTATATCATGATTATCGACCAGTATCAGGCCCGCGACCTGATGAAGGATGCCCGCTGGCTGGAAGCTCAGCAGTATGCCAATATCCGTGGTGAGAAGAACCCTATTTTTACCGGTGCTCTCGGCATGTATAACGGCGTTGTCATTCATCAGTGCAATCGCGTACTGCGTACTGATACCGGTGCTTCCAACACCAAGGTAGGTCACGCATTGTTCTTGGGGGCTCAGGCAGCCGTTATGGCTGTTGGCAACAATCCGCGCTGGGACGAGAAGACCTTCGACTACGGGAACCAGTATGGTGTTTCTTTTGGCCGCATGTTTGGCATCAAGAAGTCTGCTTTTGACTATGATGGTGATGGCATGGCAACCGATTACGGCTGCGTAAATGTCATGACGTCCTCCGTGGATGATTAATTGATTGATTGATGGAAAGTTGCTGAGGCGTGCCAGGCGCCGGTACGCCTTCATGCAGCTTGCTTAGGAGGTGCTTATAGTGACTTTGGCGGATATTATTGACAGGGTGCGTACAAATACCCACGACAAGGATGTTCTGGAGTATGAAGATACGACCATTACGGACTATATCAACGATGGCATCAGGTTTGTACGCCGGACTATCCTCAGTATTGATGCGTTGCAGCTGCTTGATGATATTGTCACAGGCACGTTACCGGCAGGTGAAGCCATAATTCAGCAGGATATGAGGTCCTCGGCAGTGCTTGAGGTTCGCATTAATGGAAAACGGATTGACAGGATAAGCCCTTGGGGAATTTACGATACCAGGGAGCGGGGAATGCCGCAGGGATATTTTGTAACCGGCTTCGGTAAGATTAATGTATGGCCTGTACCATCTGAAGATGTGGAGTACAGCATAATGGCCATACGCGACATGGTATTACTTAGAAACCTTGACGACGAGTTCCCAATGATGAATGAGCTGGTTGATTTCGTTGTGGAGTATGCCTGCATCAGAGCATCCATGACGAATGAGTTTGATTTATCCCAGGAAACTAGTGTAATGGGTTCAGTGGTTTCCCAGATTGAAGATTTGATCAGGAAGTATAATTCCAGAGGCATACAGGCTGGCGGTTATTGGGACACGGCTGAAACCGCTATTTGCGATTATGGCAGGAGGCGTTACAGATGAGGCTGTCAGCAAAGCACGCTAATCAGCAGACAGTTGAATATAGGGACTTTACCGGCGGGCTGAATACGACCAATGCAATAGAGATGATTGAGATGAATGAGCTTAATCGCTGCGTGAATTTTGAGCTTATGGGTAATCTTCTCCGGACAGTATCAGGCACCAAGGATATTTACAGGACTGATGAACTTCATTTCACAGATATGTTCTTCGACACAATCAACAGTTTGCTGCTACTGTGCACCAAAGACAGGCATGTATATACGCTTATGACGAATGGCACGCAGCTGACTGACAGGGGAACGCTCACAGGCAAAATAACGCCTGGATTTGCTTCATGGGAAGATGGCGTTTTGATTGCTTCCGGCGGAAAGCTGCAATACTGGAATGGGGCGGAGCTTGTAGCCATTGAAGCCTCCCCGGATGTATGCAACGGTGTATTTGTAAGCCATGGCCGGGTAATTGTTTATTATGACGATGTAATCCACTATTCTGCTGTTGGTGATGAAACCAACTGGACTGAGGACTCCAACGATGATTCATCCTCCAAATGGCTTCAGGTCGGCTATAAGGATGGCGGAAAGATAACGGCAGTAGTTAATCTTTCTGCCGATATAATTGCTTTCAAGAGCAACAACACCGCCTTTCATATTGCCGGGCAATACCCGGACTGGGCGCAAAGAGAAATAAGCCGCAACATCAGCAGCAGAAGCTGGAGAACTGCACTTGCTCTAACAAATAGTGCAGTCGTGCTAGGGGATAATTCCTTGCAGGCGTTATCAACTACAGATGATTACGGTGAAATAAAAGCAAGTGACTTAGGGGTAAAGGTTCAGGACAATATAAAGGCGTTGCCTTCAAGTATGAAGCTGAGGTATGTTGCTCCTTTAAACCAGCTATGGCTCATCAGCGGCGAAAGAAGATTTTTGTTCATGGATGTGGCAAGGGGAGCATTCTTCATGCGCGAATATAATTCACCTGCGGTAGATGTCTGTTACCGCAGGGAAACTGTATTTGTGCTGAAAGAAAATGCTGTTTGCTATCTTGATAACGGCATGGACATACACGATGACGGTGAGCCTTTGAGATGGGAAATGTACTGCAAGACAATAGTTTCATACAATGATTATCTGGTTAAGCGTGGCAGGGTGGACATAACGCCGTTATTTCAGACTTACGCATATGTGAATTACTATGTTGGGCATGTATTGTATTCCGAGCTTGTTCCGAAGGAAGCTTTGCAGATATGGCACGATTACACCCAGATATATCATAGCAAGCGTGGCATCAAAGGGAAACCAATTGCCAATATTTATACAAATGGCGATGAGATATATGACAATGACTATGAAATATATGGCAACACGACTTATTTGAAATCCACGGCTTATGTGCGGCAGAGCAAGCGGCAGCTTGACCGGCACAAGGCCATCAAAACTTACGGCAAGGGTTCTGGTGGGAGATTTATATTAAACCTTATCAGTTATGATGTAGCGGAGGTGTAAAGTATTATGGCTAAATTTCAGCAGGGCTGGCCGCTGGATTACCGCAATGGCGGCGATACAGTTGATGATATGGCACAAAAATACAGCAAGGAGTTTAACAAGGTTTATGAGCATTTAAATTCGCTGAGGGTAAGTTCCGATGGAGGCACATTTCCTACGGAGCCTGAACCCTATCAGCTGAGAATTGCTGACAACAAGGTTTACATACGCAATGCAGAAAACACAGCCTGGATATGGCTGTTTGATGTGAAGTATCGTATGGGGATTGCAGGCAGCGAGCAGTCTGTAGTAATTACAAGCGATGATGTTACCACAAAAGCTGAACCTTCCAAGATAGTAAAGACCAATTCATTGGGAAAAATTGATGCTGATATTACAGGAAGTGCAGCGAAGCTAGGAGGCTATCCTGCTGCTGATTACGTTTTAAAGAGTCTGGTTTCTGCAACTGGTGGAGCAAACAAGATTGTGCAGACTGACAGCAAAGGTGTAGCTAACATTTCAATTTACGGTAGTGCTACCAGCCTGAATGGTATGGGGGCGGATTATTATCTGAATGTGGACTCCGTAGCACGGCCTGTTGCAAGTGGAAAGGTAACGTATGAGAACGACAAAATTGTTAAGACGAATGATGACGGACTTTTGCCTGTGGATATAACAGGAAGCGCTGCAAGAATATCCGGCATCTCTATAAGGCTGGATGATTTGCAGGATGGCGAAATACTGGTGTATCGCTCAGGAACCCGTACCTTTGTCAATGAAGCCAAGGGTGGGAGCAAGGCACTTACCGTTACCTATGAAGGAGTCCCACTGGTTCAGTACAACGGAGATGAGCCTCGCACTGTAGACCTGTCAATCTGCAATCCGTTTGAGTATGACGGATATGGTGACATAGGCCCGAGGCTGGCATATCCTTTTTTGCTGGACAGCAACGGCGATATAACCATAAGCGAAGAATATGCAGAAGCAGGCATTCCTGGTGGCGTCGTTGGTACCGGCATTTCGGTTGTAAATGGTACATATTGCGTAACTTATGAAGAATAGCATGAAAGCAGGTGTTTTTTATGCCTAGGGTGAATGTGACACGGGACTGGAAGCTGTTGCCAGCTTCTTCAGGGACTATAGACAATAACGGCGTTGTCCCGGTTGAAATATCTCAGGATAAGGAAGTTGGGATTGTAATCCATCCAAAAAGCCGTTTTTCCTACATAAATGTTGAGCTTTACATAAAAAGTCACAAACAGGACACTATAGTATCGCTGGTTGAGTTTGCAGAGTCCGGCCAGTCCGGTGCCGGTAATATACCGGATGAAAAAATTGCTACAGATGATGATATTGATAAAATGTTTGATTAAATTTGAATTTATCTGATGTATAGGCGGCCGCTATACACCAAGATGAAGATATATTATTTTATGCTACTACGAAAGGATGTATGTTATTATGGCTACCAATTTGAATGAGAAGTTTGTACAGTATGCTCAGCTGAGCCATTTCAAGACCAAGCAGGATGAGTTTAATGCTGGCCTCTATGCCAAGAAGGCTGACCTTACTACTGTATTCCGTTACAAGGGCACCGTTGATACC